TACTTATATTTAAAGAGAATCACTCACAATGGTACGTGGCAACGACAAGAAAGCCATGTTACAAAAAACATATGTATATAAACTGGTTAGGGTGTTATGTCACCTTTGCCGAAAAATTTTTCGAAACACAAAACATGGAGTTTACAAATGGCGATAACGTTTACGAGCCATGGAAAGCCGACCCCGAATGGGAACTTATTAATAGTTGATGGGCTTAACCTGGCATTTAGATGGAAACATCAAAACAAATTAGATTTTGAGCATGACTATGTAAGGACTGTACAGTCTTTAGCAAAGTCTTATAATTGCGGAGAAATCGTAGTACTAGGAGATGGTGGTAGTAATTACCGTAAATCCATAGACCCTGAGTACAAAGCAAACAGAAAAGAGAGATATAAAGAACAGACTGAGAAAGAGGAACAAGAGTTCCAAGAATTCTTAGCCGAGTTCCAAGTTACTATGAATACTTTAAAGTATAAGGGATACCTTACGCTTAAATATGCAGGCGTAGAAGCTGATGATATAGCTGCTCTTATCTGTCAAAACAGAGAGAATCTAGGTATTGAAAATATATGGATGATTTCCTCTGATAAAGACTGGGATTTACTTATTGATGAACATATAAGTAGATTTTCAACAGTCACTAGAAAAGAAACAACCCTTATGACATGGGATGAGCATTACGAGTTTGAACCTGAGTATTTTCTAACTTATAAGTGCTTAACTGGAGATAAGGGAGATAACGTTCCAGGAGTTGATGGAGTAGGCCCAAAGCGTGCCACTCAATTAATACAGCAATATGGAGACGTTTTTGATATTATGGCGAGTTTACCTCTTGATGGAAAGTATAAATTCATGCAAAACTTAAATGAGTTTGGAATGGAAGGACTAGAAAGGGGTATAAAACTCATGGACTTAACATGGGATGTCGATGCAGCAGTGCTAGGACATTCACAAGAGATTATAGGATTAGTGGAGAATTATGTCAGTAAAAATTGATTTTAGTAAAGATAGTCTTTTAGATGACTTTGCACAGGCAACTTTAAAAGATAGATATATGGTAGGTGATGAAACTTCACCTCAAGAAGCTTTTGCGCGTGCTGCAATGGCTTTTGCAGATGATGAGGCTCATGCACAAAGACTATATGATTATGTAAGTAAGTTATGGTTTATGTTTGCAACTCCTGTATTATCAAATGGCGGCACTAGGAGGGGGCTCCCGATTAGTTGCTTTTTAAATTATGTGGACGATAGTAGAGAAGGAATAACAGGACACTACACAGAAAATGCTTTCTTATCATCATTTGGTGGTGGTATTGGTGGCAGTTGGAGTGATGTTCGTGCATCTGGCACAAAGACATCTAAAGGTTCTGAGAGTACAGGTGTTGTTCCTTTTATGAAAGTAGTAGATGCAGAAATGCTTGCTTTTTCACAAGGAGTTACAAGACGAGGTAGTTATGCTTCTTATCTACATATTAGCCACCCCGAAATAGAGGAATTTTTAGATGTTAGAAAACCTACAGGCGGCGATATCAACCGTAAGTGTACTAATCTTCACCACGGGATCGTTATATCTGATGCTTTCATGGAGCGGATACACAACGCAACTAAGTATCCCGACTTCGATGATAGCTGGGATTTGGTTGACCCTCACTCTCAGCAAGTAAAGAAAACGGTATCTGCTAGGGCATTATGGGTAAAGATATTGCAAAATAGAATGGAAACAGGAGAACCGTATGTAATGTTCGAAGATGCAGTCAATTCGGAACTACCTGACTTTCAGAAAAGAAAAGGACTTAGAGTCCATCACAGCAACCTGTGTTCAGAAATTACTCTTGCAACAGACGAAGAAAGAACCGCAGTATGCTGCTTATCAAGTGTAAATTTAGAGTACTATGACCAGTGGAAACATATCCCTGCTTTCATACCTGACTTAGTAAGAATGTTAGACAATGTTTTAACTTCTTTTATAGACAATGCTCCAGACGAACTTGAAAGAGCTAAGTTCAGTGCTCAAAGGGAGAGGAGTATTGGACTAGGTGCTATGGGTTTCCATGCGTATTTACAAAAACAAGGAATACCTTTTGACAATCCAATGGCATCAGCAACTAACTATGATATGTTTAAGCATATCAAAGAAAGTGCAGAAAGAACAACTAGAGAATTAGCAGTAGAAAGAGGGGCTTGTCCTGATGATGATACCGCTTCCGTAAGGAACGCTCATCTATTAGCTATAGCACCTAATGCTAGCTCTAGTATTATTTGTGGCAATACCAGTCCAAGTATAGAACCTTATAGAGCAAATGCTTATACTCAAAAAACTAAATCAGGAAGTAATCTAGTAAAGAATAAATTCCTAGAAAAAGTTTTAGATAAGTATGGCATTAATGATGAGGAAACTTGGAGTAGTATTGTTGCGAACAAAGGAAGTGTACAACATATTCCTCAGTTAGATGACTGGGAGAAAGACACTTTCAAAACAGCAGTAGAAATAAATCAGGCATGGGTAATAGAACACGCTAGTGCAAGACAGGAATTTATATGTCAGTCACAAAGTGTAAATCTATTCTTCCCTCCTGATGTAAACAAGGGAGATTTGCACAATGTACATATGTTGGCATGGGCAAAAAACTTAAAAACATTGTATTACTTGAGAAGTGAAGCTATCAGTAGAGCTGATAATGTATCTAATCAAGCTAAGCGAGAAATAATATTTGAACAAGCAGATTGTTTAAGTTGTGAGGGATAAATGAGTTTATTAAAAGAAAGAGAATACTATAAACCTTTTCAATATCCTTGGGCATTTGAAAACTATAAAAAACAACAGCAAATGCATTGGTTACCTGAAGAAGTAACCCTACAAGATGATATAAAGGATTATAAAGAAAAACTAAGTGAAGGCGAAAGGACATTGCTAGACAATATCTTTAAGTTTTTCACTCAAGCAGATGTAGATGTATGTGGCGGCTATGCCCACCATTACTTACCTACATTTAAACAACCAGAAGTAAGAATGATGTTAGTTAGTTACGCTGCTATGGAAGCAGTACACCAAGAAGCATATTCCCTTCTTCTAGAAACTTTAGGTAAATCAGAAGATATGTACCAAGAGTTTTTTGATATCAATGCTATGATGGAGAAACATGAATATCTACAAGATTTCAGTATGAACACTCCATATGATATGGCAAAGACAATGGCAGTATATAGTGCATTTACAGAAGGAGTACAGTTATTTAGTAGCTTTGCTATTCTTCTTAACTACCCTAGGCATAATCTAATGAAAGGAATGGGACAAATTGTTACATGGAGTATTCGTGATGAATCTTTACATGTTGAAGGATTGTCAAAACTATTCAGAACTTTCATTTCGGAGAATCCCGAGTTATGGACTGATAAGTTAAAATACGAAATATATTGTGCTGCAGAAAAGACAGTAGAGTTAGAAGATAACTTTATTGATATTTGTTTTGATAAAGCAGATATACCAGATTTGACAGCAAAAGAAGTCAAGGAATATATTAGATATATTGCTGACAGAAGGTTATTAGGTATCGGTATGAAGAAAATATTTCATAGTACAGATAACCCTTTACCTTGGATTGACATGCAAGTCAACGCAGTTGAGCATACCAACTTTTTTGAAAACCGTGCTACCGAGTATGCTAAGGCAAGTACCCAAGGTAACTGGGAGGATGTATTTAAATAATGGCTGAATTAGAAAAACTAAATATTGATGGCGAAGACCATTATATTGAAGACATGACAGAAGAACAAAAGTCTATTGTTGTGTCTATTTATAAATGTGATGAAGAGATGGACAGATGTAAGCATTTGATTGCTATTTGTCAGACAGCTCGACAAGCATATATTAATGATCTAGGCGGGCAGTTAAAGAGTGAAGAATCTTAAATTTTTTATATTAACAACAAGCAAGAAAGATTATAGTCAAACCTTCTATGGGGCAGGGGGAAGAAATCCTGCCTTAGAAGATTTAAAAAGACATTTTAGTCCTCGTTGGAGTAACCTAGACTATAGCGAAGCTGTAGTAATTATCAATACAATCGATAGAAAATATATACGAGAGTGTTCTACTTGGTGTATGGCAATGGGAATTGAGTTTCATGTAACCGAATGTAACGGTATGCCAGGACAAGGAAAAAACGAATGTATTAGAGTCTTTGATGAGTCTAAATATGACTATATGGTACAAGTAGATGGGGATGATTATCTAACTCCTTATGGAGTATGGTTTTACAAAGAATGTGTAGCCTTAGATAATCCTCCTGATTCTATATGCTTAATTCACTCTTGGTCAGCTGATAGAACAGAATATGGTCAAAGGAAATATAATGTTTGTTTTCAAACAGATATTGAACCTTTTAACTATGATAAACAAATTAAGTTATTAAAAGATAGGGCAGAAATAGCTCCCAATGCTAAAAAGTATTTAATTAATAATAGGATAGTTACAGACTTAGATGAAGAGTTTAAACGCTATTTAGACCTACAAAAAGTTACAGATAATAATATGAAAAGATATGGAGAAACTTATCATGTAGGAGAACCTTATCAAGATGAAGAAGATGTATGCGAAACTCATTCCCGACTGGTATTTTATAGTAAAAAAGCCTCAAAGTATAGAACTATACCTGATATGACATTAGGAGAAGATACTTATCTATATTATCTAATGAAAGACGCACATGCTAGAGGAGAATTAAGAATGTTTAGACATTATGAAAGACCTTGTACTTATGTCTATAATCAAACAGATATGGGATTAGTAAGAAATCACTCTACTTCTTTTTCCAACCACATTTGGATGGAGTACTTTAATGAAGAAGTTGAAGAACTTAAAAAACAAAACAAACTACATGAGTTTAACTTACCAGATATCGAGATACCTTATCCTGAAGGGGAGAGTGCAGAAACTGCTGCTGACTTTGGTATAAGTATTCATAGTCATAGAGTATATAAGTATGACGAAGAAGGACATATCGTACTTGATGAAAATTTATTTACAAATATACAAGACCCTGAAGTCCAAGCTACGCTAAGAAAAATTGAACAAGTTGAAAAAGAACAAGCAGAACTAAAAGAAGAATTTGATAATTTAATTAGAGCTTCTTATCATTGTATTAGTAAATTATGTTCTTTACATGGACAAACATACTGGGCAAATAATATGATAATCACACCACCCCTTAGACACATGGGCAAATTAAATAAAACTAAAATAGGCATAGCACCGGTAGTAATAGAATGAAAATATTTATAGGGTACGAGCCAAACCACCCAGATATGTTTGAAGTATGTCGAAAAAGCATACTCAACTTTAATTCTACCCATGAAATCATACCACTCAAAAAATCGGAAATATCTGAGTATACTCGTCCATTTCAGAACGAGAGTACAGACTTTGCCTTTACCCGTTTTCTAGTACCACAGCTCTGTGACTATGAAGGCGAAGCTTTATTCTGTGATGGAGATTTCTTATGGCTCTGTGACCCTGAAGAAGTTATGGACTATTTTTCCGATGAACATACAGTTCATGTTGTAAAACATCCTAATTTTCTCATTAAACCGAAAAAAATGAAAGGCAAGAAAAACCATGCTTATCCTAGAAAATACTGGTCAAGTCTCATGCTTTTCAATAATCCTAAGTGTACAGAACTTACTTATGATTATGTAAACCAAGCCCCAGCGGGTGCATTGCATGAGTTGAGATGGGCAGAAAGCATAGGGGAACTTCCCGCGCAGTACAATGCCATGGTAAATTATTACAAATTTAAGAAACCAAAAGCCCTGCACTACACAGACGGTGGGCCTTGGTTAAATATAAACGAAGACTCGGAGTATACAGCAGCATGGATGCAAATAAGAAAAAGAATATAATACTTGTAGGAAATTCAGTGGAACTTCTACAATACGACTTTGGAAAGTATATTGACAGTTTTGATACTGTGGTAAGATTTGGGCGAGGTGTTCCCACCGAGGACAACTCTCATGCAATTGGAAAAAAGACTGATATGTGGATAACAGGATTTCTTCGTATGGGAAGTTATCATTGCTTTCCTGGAGCAGAAATTTTATTCAACCGTTGCAGAATCCATCTTGACCTAATTCCCAAGAAAACAATACCTTTTAATAACTATACGGATATGTTCTCTGATGAGGAACTCATAAAAATATTTAATAAAATGGGAGCAGAAATAGGAGTAGCTGAGGGCCAAAGACCGAGTGCAGGTTTCTTGGGAATTTTGTATTTCTTGCAAAAGTGTGAATATAATTCTCTTACAATTATTGGATTTGATTTCTTTGCGAAAAAACTACCTATCAATACAGGTATGGACTATCCATCAAGTTGGCACATGCCTATTAACAGTATATCTAAAACTCCACACAATGCCAAAGAGAAACAAATAGTATCTAAGTGGCAAAGTGAGGGCAAATTAAATTGGAAAATTCTTTCCGACCTAAAAGAAGAACTCTTAAAGTTTACCTAATTGGTAACCATTTTCTAGTAACTTTCTAGAAGCAATCTTCTGTCTATCTGCTTTTATAAGTAGAGTTTCATTTATTTTTTCATCTCTATAGTTTTGAGGAATATTATCAATTAAAGAAGTATAGCAATCCCAAGGTAGGGCGAATAATTTACTAGTACATAATTGATGGTATGGTTTTACTAAATCAACATGTTGTATGTTGATACTAAAAGATTTTCTCATCATAATATTGTGATTAATTAAGTCTATAATTTCTAGAGCTTCGTCATCAATCAAAGAGTCATTTTTGCCATTCATATATAAAGGCAACCAAGAAGGAGAGTTATCTAGTATATTTGTGAAGAATGTTTTGTCATTTGCTGCTAATACTTTTCTATCAGTCTCATTTCCTGTTCTATAAGTTTCTAAACTATCTGCTTTGTAGAATAGTATGTCATCTGACCATTTTACTAATTGGTCGTAGTTAAGCATAAAGAACTCAGGATCTACGGTGTCCCATCTATCTCCTGTAAAAGTTCCTAATACTTGATAAAATCTTTTAAAGTTTGGGTGTGTTTTATAAACTCTTTTACGAGATAAATGTGCAAGTTTGTTTTGAAAGAAGTCAGGTTTTGGTACTTCATTTTTCCATGCAGATTTCAAGAATACTCTATTTCCTCCTGCATACATTATTCTTTTATTTAATCCTTTGTTCTCCCAAAATTTCTTTAAATGAGATATATTCCTAGAAGCATTTTCTGTTCTCCAGAATTTTCTATATAACTTTACATTTGGAAAATTAGAAATAATCCAATCTTTTGGACAGGAGTCCCATTGCGCGTCATCGACATAGATATGCAGGCGAATATCTTCGCTTTTTGTAAGTAGTGAGGATAAAGTAAACATACTCCATGTTACTTTCCAATCATGTACTATTTCAATCATCTATTTTATACTCCCAAAAGTTAGCTACATATCGTTCTAACCTTTCTTCTGCGTCTTCATCAAAACTAAATATCATTCCTGAATTTTTTGCTGAAAACAATTTTAATATTGCTTGGTGTCCATTTCTAAAAGAACACGCGTGATATAAACTTTCATATGTTAATAAGTTTTTCTCTCTTTCTTTCTTGCTATATGAAACCAAGGAAAGAGGTTTATCTAGTAGTAAAGCTATGAGTCCCATTTCACTATTTGGCATAGTAGCTACATGAGTACAATTCATTAACAATTCCATCCCTCCAACTTTTTTACCTAGTATATTTTCTGCTCCAAAATGTTTTCTTAACTGTGCCAAATATAAAGGTACAGTTATTGGATGTGGTTTAATTTTATAACCTTGGTCTACTAACTTTTTAATTCTTCCATAGTGTACTACTTTTTCTTTTGATAAAAGATTACTACCAGGTAAAAATATTACTTTGTCGTGATATTCTTCATTAGGTTGAAGTATATACTTATTCTTAATATTATTTCTTATCTTCGCTACTCTATCCCAATCTATTTTTTGGTCAGGGTTATCTATGATTGAAAACATAAGTTTATCATTGATTTTTATAGAGTTTACTCTAATATAAATACCTGTTCCTAAAAAGTCTGTATAAAGCCACTTTCTAATTGTTTTGAGTTCATTTGTATTGAACCACACATCATACTCTAAATTTGCTCCTCTAATCGTTTCAGGCAAGAGTTTATTTTTGAACTCTTGTAAAGTGTTTAAATCTTCTTCAGGTCTAATACAAGAACCTGATTTCATAAAGTGAGTTGGTATATCTCCCAGACTTTCTGTAGATACCATAGGCACTAGCTTATTAGGTTTTACAGCTTTTTTAACTACTGTTTTTGTTTTCATTTAGCTTGTTAGTTAGTTCTATTAATTTTACTTCTAAGTTTTTTAATCTTTCTTCAAACTCACCTATAGATGCAAATGTTGCACTCATCATACTCTCTTGTTTTTTATTAAGATATTTAAGAGTTATATCTTCTTCTTTTAATTTCATTATTTCCTTTATATAAAGTTAAATTATGATTCACTCCATTGTGAACCGTCCCAATAAGATGACCCAAAGTCACCGGCACTACCTACTTCTGTATCAAATATAGTACCTGCTTGAGAAGCTGTAATTCTCTCGAATTTAATCGTACTTGTATCAAAAGTTGTAGTTGTTACATGGTCAGTAGTTCTATTTGTTTCTGTAATATTACCTGTTGCAATAGTTGTAGTTGTAGTTCTTCCTGTTGCAAACTCAGTAACTCTATCTGTTTCAAATGTAGTAGTAGTTCCAAATACTGTAGTTCTACTAGTATCAGTAGCTCTGCTAGTATCGAAGGTACTTGTAGTACTTCTACTTGACCCTGTTGTTCTATCTGTAAGAGTACCTTGTGTAGTATTAAATGTACTAACTGTATCTCTAGTAGTATCTGTAGCTCTACTTGTAACTGTAGATTGTGTGGTATTAAAGGTACTTGTAGTAGTTCTACTAGATGCTGTACTTCTTGTAGTAATTGTTCCTTGAGTTGTTGCATAAGTAGTAGTAGTATCTCTACTTGTAGCAGTTGCTCTGGATGTTAAGCTGCTTCTTGAAGTCTCAAAAGTACTTGTTGTTTCTCTACTGGTAGCAGTTGCCCTTGCAGTATTAAATGTAGTAGTTGTGTCTCTACTTGTTCCTGTACTTCTACTCGAAGTTCTAGAGGTTTGATATGAAGTTTCATAAGTTGTAGTTCTAGAAGTGTTGGTAGCCTGAGAAGTATTAGTAGCTTGTGCTGTATTTGTGCTTCTTGCAGTATTTGTTGTTCTAACAGTATTATCAACATAAGCAGTAGTAGTTCCAAAAGTTGTAGTTCTGCTCGTAGATTGTGCTGTATTTGTACTTCTTGCAGTGTTCGTTGTTCTGGCTGTATTATCAACATAAGCAGTAGTCGTAGCAAACGTAGTAGTCCTACTAGTTGATTGTGCTGTATTAGTATTTCTACTTGTATTTGTTGCCTGTGTTGTGTTGGTACTTCTACTTGTGCTTTGTGCTGTATTTGTGCTTCTACTTGTATTTGTACTTTGTGCTGTATTTGTGCTTCTACTTGTTCCAAAAGAAGTATTATCAACATAAGCAGTGTCTCTAGCTGTATTTGTACTTCTGCTTGTATTTGTTGCTTGAGAAGTATTTGTATTTCTACTCGTTCCAAAAGAAGTATTATCAACATAAGCAGTGTCTCTAGCTGTATTTGTACTTCTGCTTGTATTTGTTCCTTGAGAAGTATCGTAAGCAGTAGAGTTTGTAAAGCCAGTACTTCTACTTGTATTTGTTGCCTGTGTTGTGTTGTAAGCAGTAGAATTTGTAAACCCTGTATTTCTACTTGTATTTGTTGCTTGAGTAGTGTTATAAGCAGTAGAGTTTGTAAATCCAGTACTTCTACTTGTATTTGTTGCTTGAGAAGTATTATTTGTAAAACTAGTACCTCTTGAAGTATTTGTATTTCTACTTGTGTTTGTAGCAAATGCGGTATTTCTACTAGTGTTTGTATTTCTAGAAGTGTTAGTAGCGAATGATGTATTTCTACTTGTGTTCGTACTTCTTGAAGTATTTGTAGCATATGATTCTACAAAAGTAGTATCTGCTGTATAATAGTAAGTATAGTTTCCGAATGACACCGCAACTTTTTCTGTAGATTGAGTTGTTGTATTACTAGTATTATTTGTAAATCCTGTATTATTTGTAAAGCCAGTACTTCTACTTGTATTATTTGTAAAACCAGTACCATTTGTAAATCCTGTACCTCTACTTGTATTATTTGTAAAGCCAGTACTATTTGTAAATCCAGTATTTCTAGAAGTGTTAGTAGCGAATGATGTATTGTCTACATATGCGGTTGTTCTAGATGTATTCGTATTTCTTGAAGTACCAAAAGATGTGTTGTCTACATATGCGGTTGTTCTACTTGTATTAGTATTTCTTGAAGTACCAAAAGATGTATTGTCTACATAGGCTGTTGTTCTAGAAGTATTTGTATTTCTACTTGTGCCAAATGATGTAGTATTTGTAAATCCTGTATTATTTGTAAAGCCAGTGCTTCTACTTGTATTTGTTGCTTGAGTAGTGGTGTAAGCAGTGGAAGTAGCAAAAGTAGTAGTATTTGTAAATCCTGTATTATTTGTAAAGCCAGTACTTCTACTTGTATTTGTTGCTTGAGTAGTATTATAAGCAGTAGAAGTAGCAAAAGTAGTAGTATCTGTATATGCAGTCGTAGTACCAAACGTTGTTGTATAAGTAGTTGTTGTTGCAAATGATGTATTGTCTACATACGCTGTTACAGTTCCAAATGTTGTTGTATAAGAAGTTGACTGTGCTGTATTTGTACTTCTAGAAGTATTAGTAGATACGGTTGTGTTATCTTCGTAAGCCGTTGAAGTACCAAAGGTAGTAGTGAATGAAGTACTTTGTGCTGTATTTGTACTTCTACTTGTATTTGTTGCTACTGTTGTTCCATCTTCATAAGCAGTAGTTGTAGCAAATGTAGTAGTAGTTCCTCTTAATGTATTGTTTGTAAAGTCAGTTGTTCTGCTTGTTTCAATTGTTGTGTCAAAAGCTGTCGTATAAGTTGTAGTAGTATTGTAAGCAGTTGTTGTAGCTCTTGCAGTATTAAACGTTGTAGTTGTAGTATACGCCGTTGTTGTAGCAATAGTAGTATTGAAAGTTGTTGTAGTATTAAACGCAGTGGTAGTTGTATAAAGCGTTGTTGTACTTGTAGTAGTATCAAACGTCGTAGTTGTAGTAAACGCTGTAGTTGTAGTAAATGCAGTCGTAGTACCTTGTGTAGTATTAAACGTTGTTGTAGTAGTAAATGCAGTTGTCGTAGCAAAGGTTGTTGTAGTTGTAGTAGTAGTATTAAACGTTGTTGTTGTTGTAAAGGTAGTAGTAGTATTGTAAGCAGTAGTTGTATTTACATTTGTAGCAAATACTGTAGTTGTATCAAATGTTGTTGTTCTACTAGTATCAGTAGTTCTACTTGTATCAAAAGTTGTTGTTCTACTTGTGTCAAACGTAGTAGTAGTATTATAGTCTGTATCAAAACCTGTAGTGGTATTGAAAGCAGTTACATGTACTCCAGAAATAGTACTTCTTGTAGTTGCAGTATCTCTGGAAGTCTGATGAACGGCGCTAAACGGCCCCGCTAATGCATTATTATCATTAACGTATACCTCGTTTATACGACGAATTGTTCCGCTGTCATTTACAGCTAGGAATTTTATTTGTCGTAAAGTACCATTATCATTTACATATATTGCCATTTCTTAACTCGAGTATACAAACCATATATGTCCGTCTGTTGTCCCACTCGTGTTAGAAGGTGCCGATTGAGTTATTGTAAAAGGTAATCTAGCTGCTGCTATCTGACCTGACCCAATCTTACCTGATGCGACCGTTCCTTGGTAGTTTCTACTAGAGTCAACTACCTGTGTTCCATCAATCTTGATACCTGCGTCTTCGATATTAAAGTCTAATTTTTGTCCCATTTTATACCTCTATTGTTGTCCTTATAAATTTATACGCCATTGTATCTGAACTTGCTGGCGTAACTCTTAATCTTACATTACCACTATTTATATCTGCATCGAATGTTGCTTGTGCACCATTGTCAAATATAGAAGCGTACTGTGTTAGATAAACTGTTGTTCCATCATGGAATAATGCTATCTCTAAAGATTGATAATCACCATCTGTTGAATTTGTTATTTGTACTAAATACTTAGCAGTTCTAAATGTAGCTGCCGCAAAACTGTCTAGTGAGAATACTGTTGTACTTGTTGAAGCTCCTGTGCCTACATCCATACCAGCTACTTCGTCTATGTGAAGTTTTTGTGGTGGTGCAAAGTCTTGAATACCAACGTTGCCGCCTATATAGGTATTTGTTCCAGTATCTCCTAAAAATAGATTTCCTGAAAGTCCTATTGTACCCGTCATTGTTTTACCACCAAGTGCTGCACTTGATAATTGTGTAGTTGTTACAGAGTTATTTGCAATCTCACTTGATCCAACAGCGTTT